GATTCTGAACCTCATATTGAGTATGAGTTAAGAGACCACTTTACCTTTGAGGTAGAGGGTGCAAAGTTCATGCCTCAGTATAGAAATAAAAATTGGAATGGTGAGATACATCTTTTTGATATGAGATCTAAAAGAATCTATGTAGGTCTTCTATCGAAGATTATAGATTTTTGTGCAAAACATGATTATACTTTTAAGTTTAAAGATAATGAATATTATGGTATTCCTTTTGAAGTAAATGAAGGAATATCATATGCAGGTGTCAAAGATTATATGAATGCTATTTGCTCTCATGCTCCTCGCAAGTATCAAGTAGAGGGAGTATACGATGCATTAAGACATAATCGAAAGCTACTGATATCACCCACTGCCTCAGGCAAGTCTTTGATGATTTACTCTCTAGTGAGGTATTATATAGATAAAGGCCAAAAAATTCTTTTAGTTGTCCCCACGACATCCCTTGTAGAGCAGATGTATAAGGATTTTTTAGATTACGGTTGGGATGCTGAGTCATACTGTCATCGTATATATTCGGGAAAAGAAAAAACTAATGATTATCCTGTGACGATTACTACTTGGCAATCTGTATTTAGAATGGAAAAATCATTCTTTAAAAATTATGATGTAGTCATTGGAGATGAAGCTCACTTATTTAAAAGTAAGTCACTAGTATCTATAATGACAAAACTTGAACATGCTAAGTATAGATTTGGATTTACTGGTACTTTAGATGGAACACAGACTCATAAATGGGTCTTAGAAGGACTATTTGGACCATCATATAAAGTAACAAAAACTGATGAGTTAATGAGACAAGGGCATCTTTCTCAATTAGATATTCAATGTTTAGTGCTTAAGCATCCTCCTCAGAAATTTGAAACATATAATGATGAAATTGAATATTTAATATCTCATGAGAAAAGAAATAATTTTATTAAGAATTTAGCTTTAGATCTTAAAGGTAATAGTTTAATACTTTATAGTAGAGTAGAAGCACACGGTAAAGTAATTTATGATTTAATAAATAACAATAAGCAAAGTGGTCGGAAATTATTCTTTGTTCACGGTGGAGTTGATGCTGAAGAAAGAGAACAAGTAAGAGAAATTACCGAAACTGAAAACAACGCTATTATCGTTGCCTCCTATGGTACATTCTCAACTGGTATCAATATTAAAAACCTCAATAATGTTATCTTTGCTTCTCCAAGTAAATCACGCATTCGCAACCTGCAAAGTATTGGACGAGTTCTTAGAAAAGGAACAAACAAAGTAAAGGCAATCCTATATGATATTTCTGATGATTGCACTAAGAATTCTAGGAGAAACTACACACTCAATCATTTCATTGAAAGAATTAAAATCTACAACGAAGAAAATTTTAATTATGAAATAATTACTATACAATTAAAGAAGGAATAAATCTCATGGGAATAGAAGACGATTTTTATGCTACAATAAAACTTAATTCAGGCGAAGAAATATTTGCCAAGGTCGCCGCATCGGAAGAAACCGATAGAACAATGTTAATAGTTCATCATCCCATAGTGATTGGTGAACTAAAAGGTAAACATGGAGTTGTTGGATATAAAGTAGAACCTTGGTTAAAAACAAGTAAAGAAGATATGTTTATTATTAATTTGAATAATGTTCTTACATTATCAGAATCTAATGACGTAGAAATGATAATAATGTATCAAAGATATTTAAGAGATTCTGAAGATGATAGAACTCCAGAAAGTAAAATAAGTAAAAAAATGGGATATGTCGCTAACGTAAAAGATGCGAAAGAAATTCTAGAGAAAATATATAAAAATAAAAATAATAATACTAAAAGCTAGATCCTACCCTTGAACCTCCACAAAGGTATTCTACTTGGATTTTTTAACTTGTCAAGTCATAATTTAAATGTTATAATATCTACATAGTAGTGATAATGACTTATGGCAATAATTAAACCTATGGCAAAAAGAAAAAGGTCTGAGCACTATGTAAATAATAAAGAGTTTCTTGCTGCTTTGATAAGGTATCGTGAGGATGTTGAGATTGCTCAAATACAAGATAAGACTAAACCTGTTATTCCAAGATACATTGGTGAATGCTTTCTTAAGATTGCAAATCATTTATCATTTAAACCAAACTTTGTTAATTACATGTTTAAGGAGGACATGATCTCCGATGGTATAGAAAATTGTGTACAGTATATACATAACTTTAATCCTGAAAAGTCTCGTAATCCTTTTGCATACTTTACACAGATTATACATTATGCATTTCTCCGTAGAATTCAAAGAGAGAAACGCCAATTAGAAATTAAGAATAAGATTATTGAGAAGTCTGGTTATTCAGAAGTTTTTGATGATAATAATCAAATTGACGGAACAACTCATTCAGACTATAATCAAATTAAAGATAACGTGCATTCTAAGTTACGTAACTAATGAAAGTTGCTATCATAACTGATCAACACTTTGGTGCGAGAAAAAATTCTAAATTATTTCATGATTATTTTTTGAAATTTTATGATGATGTTTTCTTTCCTACCTTAGAAAAGGAAAAAATTACAACTGTTATTGATATGGGTGATACCTTTGATAGTCGCAAGGGTATTGATTTTAGTGCGTTGACGTGGGCAAAGGATCATTATTTTGATCGTCTTCGGGATATGGGAATAGAAGTTCATACGATAGTTGGTAATCATACAGCATATTATAAAAATACAAATGATATAAATGCAATAGATCTTTTGTTGCGTGAGTATGATAATGTAAAAGTATATTCAGAAACAACTTCTATTGAAGTAGGTGGGTTAAACATTCTTCTTGTGCCTTGGATTAATCAAGAGAACAAAGACATGACTTTGAAAATGATTAATAAGTCAACAGCTCCCATGTGTATGGGACATTTAGAACTACAAGGATTCAAGGTTAATGATTATGTGGTAATGGATCATGGTTTTGATATAAAACCTTTTGAAAAATTTACTAAAGTTTTTTCTGGTCATTTTCATACAAGATCTACACAAGATAATATTTCATATCTTGGAAATCCTTATGAGATTTATTGGAATGATTGTGAAGATACAAGAGGATTTCATTTATTTGATACTGAAACATTAGAAACTACTCCTGTTAACAATCCTTATCGTCTTTTTTATAAGTTATATTATAATGATAATGATCACCAACTCTTCAATGCAAGTGAGTTAGAGAATAAAATAGTAAAGTTAATTGTTAGGCAAAAAACAGATACTAAGAAATTTGAAAAATTTATTGATAAATTATATGCATCTAATGTTGCAGAATTAAAAGTAGTTGAGAATTTTGAGTTTAATGGTTGGTATGATAAAGATAGTGGAGATTATGAATCAGAAGATACAATGTCCATACTTAATAGGTACATTGAAGAATCCGAAATTAATTTAGATAAATCAATCATTCAGAAAATGATGAATGAGGCTTACCAGGAAGCATGTGAGATGGTATAATGTTTATACTAACCATCGCTGGTAAGGAACGTGAAGGAGCTTATTCCGTTGAGGATGAACATGGAGATCAAATTCTTTATTTGTTTGAAGAAGAAGATGATGCTGAAAGATATGTCATGATGTTAGAAGAACAAGATTACCCTGAAATGAATATTTTGGAAGTAGAGGATAAGTTGATGGTTAAAACCTGTGAGAATCATGGGTATAACTATACCATCATTACCTCTGATGACATTGTAATTCCTCCTGTTGTTGGTCATGATATCATTTGAAAAAATCCGTTGGAAGAATTTTTTATCAACGGGAAATCAGTTTACAGAAATTAATCTTAAAAAGAATGAAACTACTCTAATAGTAGGAACAAATGGTGCTGGAAAGAGTACAGTTCTTGATGCATTGACGTTTACTTTATTTAATAAACCCTTTCGTAAGATTAGTAAGGGTCAATTAGTTAATACAGTAAATGAAAAAGATTGTCAGGTAGAGGTAGAATTAAGCATCGGTACAACAAAATGGAAAGTAATAAGAGGTATTAAATCAAATATTTTTGAGATTTATAAAGATGGAAAGTGTTTAGATCAATTTTCTAATGTAAATGATCAACAAAAGTGGTTAGAACTTAATGTTCTTAAGATGAATTATAAATCATTTACTCAGATTGTTATTTTGGGTAGTAGTGCTTTTGTTCCTTTCATGCAATTGACTGCATCAAATCGTAGAGAAGTCATTGAAGATCTTTTAGACATTAAGATTTTTTCTTCCATGAATAATATCTTTAAAGAAAAGATTCGTTTTGTTAAAGAGGAAGTAAATGTTTTTAGTCTTAAGAAAGAATCTTTAAATGATAAAGTACAGATGCAAGAAGAGTTTATTGCAGAGATAGAGAATAGAAGTAAAGAAAATATAGAGGAAAATAAAAAGAAGATGAGATCGATAGGTGATGAGATTTGTGTATTAATGTTAAAGAATGAACATACAGAGGATCAGGTATTTGGACTTACTGAAGAACAAGAGAAAGTAACAGGTGCTACAGAAAAGTTGCGTGAGTTAGGAAACCTTAAAGGAAAAATATCTAATAAGGTAGCAACGATTACTAAGGAACATAAGTTCTTTACAAAGAATACGGTTTGTCCTACATGCACTCAGGCAATCGAGGAGGAGTTTAGAATAAATAAAATCGACGATGCTCAAAATAAAGCAAAGGAGTTGCAATCTGGTTATAAAGAACTAGAGGAGGCAATTAAAAAAGAGGAAGAGCGAGAGCATCACTTTACAAAACTATCTAAGGAGATTACTTCACTAACGCATGGCATTTCTAAAAACAATACTAAGATCGCTGGATATCAACGACAGCAGCAAGATCTGGAATCGGAAATACAAAAACTTACCGATCAACTTGCAAACAGAAATACTGAGCATGAGAAGTTAACCACCTTTAAGGACAAACTATCAACTACATACGACGAACTATCTTCTAGGAAGGACACCATACGTTACTACGATTTTTCGTATGGTTTACTTAGAGACGGTGGAGTTAAGTCAAAGATCATCAAGAAATATTTGCCTTTGATTAATCAACAGGTAAATAGATATCTTCAGATGATGGACTTCTATATTAATTTTACTCTTGATGAAGAGTTTAATGAAACCGTTCAGTCTCCTATCCATGAGGATTTTTCTTATGCTTCTTTTTCGGAAGGTGAGAAAATGAGGATCGATCTAGCACTCTTGTTTACTTGGAGAGAAGTTGCTAGAATGAAGAATAGTGTCAATACCAATCTTCTTATTATGGATGAGGTCTTTGATAGTTCATTAGATGGATTTGGAACCGAAGAGTTTCTTAAAATTATCAAGTATGTTATTACAGATGCAAATGTATTTGTTATTTCTCATAAACAAGGAATGGACGATAGGTTTGAAAATGTGCTAAGATTTGAAAAAGTGAAAGGATTTAGTAGGATGATTGGTTAATGCCCACCTTTACACATACACCCACTGAAAAGAAAGTATTCTTTGCACATATTCCTAGAACTGCTGGAAGATATGTAGAAGCTAATTTTTTATGGAGAAATGATTTTACATGGGACGAACTTCCTCTTGATACTGGAAAGGGCGTGATGACTGATTTGCATGGAGCAGAGATTGCTCATTGGCATAAAGATATTTACGAAGAACATTTAAATGTAAAGGATATTCCTAACTTTTCAATTGTCAGAAATCCTATTGATAGATTTATTTCTGGATCAGTTTATCTTAAAAGACTATATGGAAATGATTCGCAAGAGTTATTTGAAGATCCGAATTTATTTTTCTCAATGATTGCTAATATAGAGGCAATGGATCCAAGTTTTTCTGCCAATTGGTTCATGCCTCAAGTTGAATTTATGACTGATAGAACTAAAATATGGAAGTTTGAGGATAGTATGGGAGATAATTTTGTTGAATGGTTAGGTAATTTGATAGGAGTTAAGTTAAAGTTTGATGAGGATATAGAGTATCCTAAAGCAAATGATGAAGGTAATAAACTTGACAAGACCCCTAAACTTATAGATAATGTGAAACAACTCTATAGAAAGGACATTGAGCAATTCTACCCCGAACTGGCAGCATAATTCGGGTAAACCACCGAAGAGAAAGCTGAAACCTCAGGCACTGCGGTCTGCAAGAGAAAGACGCAGACAGTTATTAAAGTGTCTACAACCTCCTAATAAGGAGGTTTTTTCATGTAATATAGGTATATACGAAAGGAAATTACATGGCAGTTCAACAAGAAATCAAGTCACAACTAGCGAAGTTGCTTGCTACTGAAGACATTGTAGTAGAGCACAAGCATTGTGAGACAGCACAATTCAATGTAGAAACTCGTGTATTGACCCTTCCCCTCTGGGAGAAAGCAAGCAATTATGTATATGATATGCTTGTTGGTCATGAGGTAGGACACGCACTCTTTACTCCTAATGAGGATCCCCCAAAGCACGTTCCTCATAACTTCCTTAACGTATGCGAGGATGCTCGTATTGAGAAATTGATGAAGAGAAAGTATCTGGGCATTGCCAAATCCTTTTACAGAGGATATAATGAAATGCATAAAGATAATTTCTTTGAACTAGATGGTGAAGATATTGATAATTTTAATCTTGCTGATCGGGCTAATCTACATTTCAAGATT